TCCTAATAATCCATTTACATTAGTAAATGATTTATCTATTTGGTTATTGCAACATTATGGTATAGAAATATCATGGAATGAAATGTTAGGAATAAAATTAACAGATGGATTATATGATGAATCAAATAAACCATATTTTATATCTCGGTCTGCCGATGCAAAACTAAAAACAAATTTAGGTTATGTAATGCATCAAGCTGATTCAATGGCCGCTAGAATAGAATATGAGCGTTGGAACAATAATAAACCAATTACCGTTAACGCACCTAAAAGAAAAATATCTAATCCTCAAACTCAAATTAATGCAACAAAAATGTTTGATGATTTATTTGGAGATAAATAATGATAACAACAATAATAATATTATCAGTGCTATTAACTGCATCTTTATTAATAAATTATAATCAAATGCGAAAACAAGAAGCATTTGAAGAATATATTGATGAATTAGAGAATTCAAATACAGAATATTATCAATTTTTTAATACATTAAAATCACGTATGAATGAATCTAATTCTAAATTAAAACAAATTGATCGTATGGGATCATTTGAAGCAGATGATGAGACTGGATTTATATTTACAGAATTACGTGATATTATAGATGAACTTAACAAAGGATTCTAATATGGGACCAGTAGATAAATTTTATGATTGGCTAGCTAAGGAACAAGCTGATATTGAAGCTAATGGTCCTAAAAAACGTAGAGGTAGAAAACCTACAAAAAATATGTACTTTACGTATATAACTGATCAAGCAATAATTGCTTATAATAATGAACCTAGTCAAAATAAACGAAATAAAGTATTTCGTGAACATATTAATTATCCTTTTAATAAATTAGTAGAAAATATTTATCATACATTCAGATTTTCATATTTTGATGTACCATATGAAGATGTTAAAGCAGAAGTAGTTGCATTTTTAACAGAAAAAATAGGAAAATTTCAAGAAGGTAAAGGTAAAGCCTTTTCATACTTTTCAATTGTTGCAAAAAATTATCTTATTATACAAAATAACGCTAACTACGCAAAAATGAAGCTTCGTACCGATACAACGGAGATTGATTCAGCTAGAAACATATATGCGGAAGTATCATTATCAGATCATCAAGAATCTTTACGTGATTTTACTAATTTATGGATTGATTGGTATGATAAAAATATGAATACAATTTTTTATAATAAACGTGATATTATGGTAGCGGATACTATATTAGAATTATTTCGTATACGAGATAATATAGAAAACTTTAATAAAAAGGCTTTATATATCTTAATACGAGAACGTACAGGTCTTAAAACGCAAAATATTACAAAAGTACTTAATATAATGAAACATGATTATATGAAAATGTATTCTGTTTACTCGAAGTCTGGTCATATAGTTAACACAAATCTTTAATCCTTATATTTATATAAAAGGATTATCATGAGTACAGAGTTTGAATTATTTCATGGAACAAACTTTTCTGATTTAATGCGAGATATATATCATAACTCGAAAAAAAAATCTAGACAAATTGATGGACTGATAAAAGAACTTCAGCCGTTAATAAAAAATACGGGCGACGCCACAGTACTTGTTCCAATGATTAAAGATTATTTAGAAGTTTCTGTAAAAAATGACGATGCCTTAGTAAAATTAGCAGCGGTTGTACAACGGTTAGTTTCAGCTTCAATGAAAGAATCGGAAGGTGATGAATTTGGATTATCTGATGATGAACGTCGTCGATTATTAGAAGAGGCAGAAGCAGAAGTTACAAAACTACAAGCAGAAAGTAAGGAGATAGATGCCAAGCAACATCAATCTACAGATAGGGCAGGTAGTACAGACCTCCGGTCCAATTCAGTTTAATCAATCTACAAATAAAAATAACGTAGAATTAGCTCCAGGTGCTGTTCGTATACGATTACGTAAATCAATACAATCACCTGCGTCCGAAATAACAGCAATACCAGCAAATGCAAATTTTATTAATGTCCCGTTATACGGGGAACAAGTAATTGTATTTAGTGCGATATCTGGTCTGTCGGAAGATAATCGAACTAACCAATATTATTATATGCCGGCAGTCAGTGTACATGGCCAAGTAAATAATAATATATTACCATTTATACATGATTCGCAAATATCTACTACAGATTATATAACTAATAGTATATCATCTACAAAGAAAAGTAAAGTACCTGATCAGTTATCTTTTGAATCGCGTAATATTGTTACAATACAACCTTATCAAGGAGATACAATTTTACAAGATCGATTCGGATCTGTGTTAAGATTTTCAAGCACTCATCGTAATTTATCTGCATATTCTCAAAAACCTATATGGCAAGGATCAGCCGCAGGAGATCCTTTTGTTGCATTGACATGTGGATTAGATGGCGCACAAAAATCTGGTTATTTTACAATCGAAAATCCAGACAAAGATTCTAGTTTAATTTATTTATCATCTACACAAAAAATAAATAATTTAAAATTGGCACAACGCAAAATAGGCCAACGAACTAAATCATTGACATCATATACAAATCCACAAGTAATTATATCTTCTAATCGATTAATATTTAATGCTCGTGAAGATGAATTGGTATTAGTATCAAAAAAAGATATTAAATTAGCAACACCAAATTGGTCAGTAGATGTTGATAATCTGATAACTCAATTAGAGGCGTTAGTAACTGCTATGACTAAAATGCTAACTGCAACCGCAATTGGTCCACAACCTCCTGTTAATTTAGCAGATTTTACAAAAATATTAACAGAAATAAAACGTATGAAACAATAAGGAACATTATGCCATTAAATAAACCATTATTAGTAACTGAAATTGTCAATGTTTTAAAAAAAGCAGAACAAAATACTTCGAATAAAAATAAAGCACAATTAGATTTAGCTAAAGGATTAGCAAATGCAATTGAAAAATATGTACGGTCTGGTACAGTTACAACTAGTGTTATAACAGCTGGATCTGCTGTTGCACAGACAGGTACAGGTACAGGTGCAATTACTTAATCAATACTTAATCTAATACATATTTATTAAAAAGGATATTACTATGAGCTCAAAATCATTTGTAAAGTTATTACGAAAAATTATTAGAGAAGAAGTTCAAGGCGCATTACGTGAAGTGTTGACTGAACAAAAATCTAATCACAATCAATTAATCGAGCATGGCATGAATTTATCTCACATTACAGAAAATTCAATGCCTAATCGTCCAGTTGCAAAAAAACAGTTTACAAAAAATTCAATGCTAAATGATTTATTAAATGAAACGGCTAGTACACCCGTATCTGCAGAAATGTCAGATTGGAGTACAATGAATTTTAAATCAGAAATGGCCGAAGCATTCGGTATGCCAAATCCTTCAAATACTAATATTGCGCCAGCTACTGGAATTAATGGAGAAGCTGTAAATATGCAAAAAGAAGGAGTGGCAGCAACAGTCAATGCAATGTCAAAAGATTATTCCGCGTTAATGAAAGCTATAGATAAAAAGAAAATGAATAAATAATGCGTAGACCTATATACAAATATCAACCTATTAACAATACACCAGATGTTGCCATTGGTATATCATTACCATTTAATATGGGTAGTAAAGGCCGGTCTGAGACTGCAAATTATGCATCTAGCAGTATTTCTGGAAATTCTGTATTTGGGTCTACATATACAACTCTAGATCAATCAATTTCAAATTTAAAAAATTTATTGTTAACTCAAAAAGGTGAACGTATAATGCAACCTAATTTTGGTACTAATATTTATAAAACGCTTTTTGAAAATAATACTCGTGATATTGAATCATCTATTAAAAAAACATTAACAAAAGATATAAATTTCTGGTTACCTTATATAACAGTAACTGATATAAAATTAATGAGTAGTGCAGATCGACATGAATTAATAATTGCTGTGCATTTTCAAATTACCAATATTGGTTCAAACTTAGTAATAAATATTATAGCATCAGAAAATGGAATTCAAATAGATAATCCATCATCAGCTACAACATTAGAGTTACGTCAGATTAGTAATGGATATTAAGGAAAGGTTAACTCATGAGTAATTTAGTTAAAAAAGATGTAAAATATTTGAATAAAGATTTTGCTCAATTTAGACAAAATTTAATAAATTTTGCAAAAAATTATTTTCCAAACACATACCAAGATTTTAATGAATCATCACCTGGAATGATGTTTATAGAAATGGCGTCATATGTAGGTGATGTATTATCATATTATACAGATACATCGTACCGCGAATCAATATTATCGACGGCACAAGAAAATTCTAATATATTAGCATTATCTCAACTATTTGGATATAAACCAAAACTAAATTCTCCTGCTAAAACAAAATTAGATATCTTCCAATTGGTGATTGCATCTGGTTCTGGAGAAGGAGCTCGACCAGATCTAAATTATGCATTATCAATTGATGCGAACATAGAATTAGAAAGCGAGGAAGGAATTAAATTTAGATCTATCACACCTGTCGATTTTAACGACGATCCAGATATATCTGTTTATGAAATTGATTCTACTGGTAATGTTGCTAGATATTTATTAAAAAAACAAGTAGAAGTTGAATCTGGAAATATAAAATCTCTATCATTTGATTTTAATACTCCTAAACCATACGATAAAATAGTATTACCTGAATCAGATATTATCAATATTATTGATGTAACTGATTCAGCTGGAAATAAATGGAATGAAGTAGATTATTTAGCACAAGATACGATCTTTGAAGATATAGCAAATATACCATTTAATGATCCAGAATTATCTGCGGATAGATCTACAGTGCCTTATATATTAAAATTACGTAAAACTCCTAGGCGGTTTGTAACAAGATTACGTGATGATAATCGATTAGAAATACAATTTGGATCGGGGCTATCTTCAGATCATGATGAAGAAATTATTCCTAATCCTAAAAATGTCGGATCTGGGTTAGAATATTTAAAACGTACAACGGCTGATTCAATAGATCCTTCAAATTTTTTATATACTAGTACTTATGGCCTTGCACCTTCGAATACTACATTAACTGTGCGTTATTCTGTAGGAGGTTCGGTGTTAGATAACGTAGGTGTTAATTCAATAACAAAAATAAATAATATTACATATATAAACGAAGTATCAAATGTCAATTTAACAGATTCTAAAACATCGGTAGCAGTAACAAATCCTGAACCTGCTGTAGGCGGTAAAGCTAAACAAGATTTAGAAAATATTAAACAAAATGCTATGGCCGCATTTGCAGCTCAAAATAGAGCAATTACACGTGAAGATTATATATCTAGAATATACTCTATGCCGTCAAGATATGGATCTGTTTCAAAGGCTTATATTGTTGGCGATACTCAAATTAATACCGCAGATACAACGTATCCGGCAGATACAATATCAAATCCATATGCATTGAATTTATATTTATTAGCTGAAAATTCAACTGGGAATTTTACAAATTGCAATCAAGCTCTTAAAGAGAATATAAGAACATATATATCTCAATATCGTATGTTAACTGATGCAATTAATATAAAGTCCGCATTTATTATAAACATTGGTGTTAATTTTGAAATTATAACACGTCCAAATTATAATAGCAATGAAGTAATATTATCATGTATTGCAAAATTAAAAACATTACTATCAAATAATCGTATGCAAATTAATGCTCCAATTAATATTTCAAATTTAATGACATCGTTAGATCAAGTAGATGGAGTACAATCGGTTGTCAATTTTGAACTTAGCAATAAAGCCGGCGGCTCATATTCAGCTAATAAATATAATATAACAAATGCAATTAAAAATAATATATTATACCCATCATTAGATCCGTGTATTTTTGAAATAAAATATCCTAATAATGATATACGTGGTAGAGTTATTAAACCTTAAGGAATTAAATGTATAGAATATTTTACGCAGAACGTGATACAACATTATATGAACGATTTCCAGATCGTAACGCCGGCATAGATCAAATATTAGAACTTAATAAAGATCAATCTGGTTCAATTGTAGATGGTAAGTATAGATCACAAACATTTAATACTCGCCTAGTAGTTGATTTTGGTTCAGAGATTGATACTCTTACTACTGCGGTTAATTCTGGAAAAATACCTGCTATAGGAAATTCAATAGATTCGGCATCAGTTTACTTATCTTTAAGGACATCTGATGCATCAGATTTATTACAAAAATATAATTTAAAAGTATTTCCAGTATCTGAATCATGGGTAAATGGTCAAGGGTATGCAAATGATAATCCAGAAACTACTTTAGGAGCTTCGTGGTTATATCGTGATCAAAAAGATCGTACTACATGGGATACATCAAATGATGAACCTGCTACAACCCAAGCAAATGGTGGTGGAACATTTATAACTGGTACTACATATGAAGCATCTCAATCATTTAATAACCAAGTGCCTGATATAAGAATGAATGTTACTGATATAGTAGATAATTGGGTTAAAGGTAATATTACTAACTACGGATTCATTGTTAAACGTCCGTTAACCGATGAAAAATCTGCGGAATCATTAGGTTCGTTAAAATTCTTTAGTAGAGAATCTCATACAATATTTGTACCTAGATTAGAAGTAGTATGGAATAATACTACATTTGCAAATACTAGTTCTTCGGAAATAACAGCTGATACATATGTACCATATTTTAAAAATATAAAATCAGAATATAGAACTTCTGAAATTGCAAAATTACGAATAGGTGTCCGACCAGAATTTCCAGATCGTATGTATACCACTTCATCGTTTTATTTAACTGGAGAAAGATTGCCAACATCATCGTATTATAGTATAATAGATTCTGTAACAAATGAAACAATTATTGCATATGATACTTTAGGTACTCAAATTGATTGCGATGTGAATGGTAGTTTCTTTAAATTACGAATGGATTCATTTATGCCAGAACGTTATTACAAAATACAATTAAAAATAGAAAGAGATTCTGGAGATGATATACAAACATTTGATGATTTTTATTTTAAGGTCGTTAACTAATGCGTATAAATCGTTCAAAATATCGTGAATATAAATTAGAACAGATTCAAGTATCAGGTAAATTAGATACAGAGTTTGATTTTTTCATTAATACAGATAATGAACTAGTTGTTGAAGAAGAAGCTCCGGAATTTATTGAAACAGAATTTATTTCAGATATAGAATTATCTGGCGACTTTCATGATATATTAATTAACAATGAAATACAAATTGCATTTCAAGATGCAACTACAGATATAATTTTAATTCCTAATTATCAAACATTAGAAGTTATGTTAGTTGAACGTGGATTAACTTATGATGCAATACGAGTCCAAACAAATATAGATGTTTTTATATATGATGATTTAAATATTATGGATGATCGATCTGATGAATACACTAATATTATTCGATATGAAAGTGGTTATACTCCAACCGCTCCATTCGTACGTGATCCTGGTGATTATATAGACGGTGATGATTATGACGAACAAGTTTATCAGAAACAGATATGGCAAGAAAAAATTCGTGAACAATTTGAAGGTGGTATGGTAGTTCGATCAAGAACTTATGCAAATGCTATACGATCATTAAGTATGATGATTTATGGAGAATGGCGCCCAGTATCATATGAAGCATCGTTTGGAGTATATCCAGAAATAAAAACATTAGAATATTATAATTACATAAATGGCTTGGAATTAGAATATAATACCACTGCTGAACCATACGATGATGATTCAGTTTTAAATGTAATGATCGATGAAGGCGTTATATATAATTTACGAGATACACGTGATAGTGATTCGCCAATTTTTACTGATTTTCCAAGATATACCTGGCAGGGAAGAGAAAATGGCCAGGCTAATAGTGATTATGTACAACAAAGCCGATATCAACGATATATTAACGAAACAAATAACAATGTATTTGATTTAGAATACATG